GAACTCGTAACTAAGGGTATACAAAATGAATATGAAGCTAAGTTGTCTGCTATTCGTAACTATTACAAGTCTACAAGCGTGTGGAACAACCCCAATAGCAGTAAAGTGTCAGGACTTTCCACAGCCCCCAGCGCAACTGATGTTATTGCCTCTTACAATCAACTTGCTGGACTCTGCGCTGAAACCACAGCCCAAACAATAGCTTTGCAAGACTGGATTAAAGAGCAGGCTGGCATTAAATGATTGGCAACTTCAAAGAGTGTTTAGACTTAGTATTAAAGTCTGAAGGAGGTTTTGTAAACAATCCTAACGACCCAGGTGGCATGACTAACCTTGGCGTAACAAAACGAGTCTGGGAAGAATATACTGGACATGAGGTTGACGAAAAAGCAATGCGTGGCTTGACCCCTGAAAAAGTTGCACCTTTGTACGAACAGAAATATTGGAGGCCTTGCTATGGAGAAGTATTACCTAGGGGACTCGACTTTGTTGTCTTTTCAATGGGAGTTAACGCAGGGCCAGGCAGAAGCGTTAAATTGCTTCAGTCATCTCTTGGACTCGTACCTGACGGAGTTATTGGCCCAAGAACAAGAGGACTTATTTCCGACAGTAATTGTGCAACTCTTATCGCAAAATTCTCAGAGTCACGCAGGCTATATTACGGTGCATTAAAAACCTTTCCTATTTTTGGCAAAGGTTGGTTAGCCAGAGTAGACAGGGAAGAGCAAGAAGCCCTTAATATGGTAAAAAACGGTTAAGAATATATATTACAAGCCCTACTGCTGACAATACTCCAAAAAGCGCCCAAAGGTGGCTACATTCGTTTTTTTCAGGTCTAGTAATAGCTGTAGACCAAGTAGCGTCTTTAAACGCCTCTGAAGCTGAATTATAGGTTTTACCCACCATTCCAAAGCTGCGTGTACTCATGGTTATTTCTCCCCCATTAACATTAACTGTATAACTACCGTTTTTTTCTTTTATTAGCATTTTTTTCCTGTTCAATGTATTGGCGCAAAATACTAATTACTCCAGCCTCTACCAATATTCCTAGTCCTTCTTTGTCAAAATGCACCAATGCATCGGCTGACCCATCTTCATTTTCTTTAACTATTTCAATTTGAATTTGCATACATTTCCTCGTATGTTAACCACGGTTTAGACACTAGGGTATACCCCAATACATAATGCAATGGGTTGTATTTTTCTATTTCTTTGCGTTGGTCTGCAAGGCTTAAATGTTTTATTTCAAAGTCTATGTTGTTGTTTAATTGGACTTTATTAGAATAAATCATCTTGCGGCCCTTTTGAGTTTTTGTAGTAATTTTTTAATCCTACATCATCATCCCTAAAAATTAAATTGAATAAATAATTTGTAGGCATACGAGCCGTATATGTTTCAAATGTGCCTTTGCGGACATACCCTGAAAACGCTCTGCAAGCTAATTCATATTCTTTGCATTCTGGCGCTTGGTCACATTTATCGCATGGCGCTTCCCCTTCAAATACCCTGCGAATGTAGTCTTCCATAATTCCCCTGTATAAAAGAAAGCAAGTCAAATCCTTCTTAGTCCTGAAATCTCTTCGAGCCATAGAACTGAATAATGTCAATGACTTGCTATGAAACTAATTTATTGGTTACTACAATAATTTTATATTGGGACAAACCCTAAGTTTTGCATAAAAACAACAGGGCTGTATTTGGCAGTTGCTATCAATGGGTGAGAAAGCCGCAAAATTTCCCAATTACTGCATCCTACATTGGCGGCTTAACGCCCATAGAAAAAGGTGAGGGGCAGAACACTCCGTGATGTGTGTGGTCTGGAAAGGGGAAATCCAGTCTGCCGCCTCGTAGTTAGTTTAACCCATTCTTGAGTTTGTATATTTTGAGTAAAGCTAAAAACATTTCATAGCCATCCCTTAAATCTTGCTCGCTATGTTCGTAAATGGCCACTTCATTTGTTTCACCATTAATGTAAACATTTGCACACCTAGCGCCTGGTGCTAAAACCTCTCTATAGGCTGCAAGCTGTAGTGTATGCTCTAGGTAGGGTGTTAATTCACCAGGGGCTTTTTCTGTCGTCTTAAAGTCAATTACTACCCCACCATGTTCACCTTTTGCCTTGCAATATAAATCGCATTTACCGCCATAGCCTTCTTGGTTAACTAGACTTTGCTCTGCAATCCATAGCTGTGGCCCAAAATGAGCCGTTATAGCCTCATCTACCTTGCGAACATACGCTGGCATCTCTGGCAAGTATTCTTGGTTATAGAAGCTCTCTATGAAGTCATGTATAAGAGTTCCTCGGTCAGCAGCTTCCCTAGACTTATTCTTAGCCAAGTCTAGTATTCTTGCTACCCATGCTTTTTCATCTTCACCATCTTGTCGTGGGTTTTCTGTGGCGGCATAAAGAACTTGGGTTTGTTTCCAAGTGTCTAGGCCTGCTTTAGAAAGTTGCCCATTAATGGTGGACACAGATGGCACAAGTGTGCCTGGGTTAGCTTTGGCATCACGCAAAGTAGTATTTCTTTCTTTGCCATTTTTGCCAATCGTTGTATAGCGTGGTTGCCCAGTTTGGGCGCAATACCAATGTTCACTCATGTTTTCCCCTTTTTACTGCGTTAATTAAGTAATTCTAATATAGCTTCACGGTCTACAGTATTTACACAACAATCAGCGCAGGTCTGTATTACATCACGAAGAACAGCAGCTAAGTCATTTACCTCAAACGCTATTAACTGTCTTTCTTCATCAACCCCAAAAGGCTCTGTAGAAATTCTGGCTTTGTCGCCAATAACATCTCGTATATGACTTAGCATATTCATCTCCTAGAACGGTAGGTCGCTATCTTCTAGCGTGTGTTTAGGCAATTCGTCTTCGCCTTTAGCTACAAAGCCTTTCGGTTGCTTTTCTTTGCCAATAGATACGCTAAAGAATTTACCTTTAGTGCCTTCCTTAACCCACGCAGATAGATAATGTTCACGGTTATTGACCATAATGCTGCCTGTATAGTCTGGGTGAGTTTCAGTCGTTTTGCGGTCATTTTTAAATAAACTTCCAGAGCCTTCTTTTGGTACATAAGCCATGATTAAATTTCCTTTGCTTTTACTACTGGTTTAGGTGACGAAGCGGCATTACCATCATCGTCTGCTTGCACTACTCCTACTACTGCTGCCAATGCGTATCTACGCATATAAGTTAAAGCCGAGCCAGCGCCTTGTGCGTCAGGTTTGGTAACTGGTACAGACATTTCTTGACTAATCCATTCGCCAGAAGTATGGGTAAGAATGGTAGTTAAAGACATAGACTTGTCTAAATCGGAATAAGTCCCAGGGAATTGAGCCACAGCCAGACCATTACTAGCCAACAAATCACGGCAAGCATCCCAAACAGACTCAAGGTCTGCATATTTACTTTTGAAAAAAGGGTTTGCAGAGTCTTTTTTAGCATGGGTTAGTTTCCCTTGTACTGTTGATAGCGCTTTGGCTAAATTAGCAATATTTTCACTTTGTTGCATGGTTGCCTCCAAATACATTGCCAAAGTCCTCAAATACAGACTGTAGTAATACATTGCGTTTATTGTTTGGTTTGCCACAGGCGGCACGAATAACATCTACATCGTCTTGTGACAACTCTGTGCCGTATTCCATATTGTCTAAAGCAAGCTCTAAGCGTTGCTCCATTTCAGTCATTACTTCGTACATTTCATCCATTGTTAAATCCCCTTTAATGGCATAGCAAAATTGCTATATACGCATATTAACATGGGAAAACTAAAAAAGCAAAGTCTTTGCAAATAAACAACATTTAAGTTAAACTGCGTGAATGGACAAACTTAAACTAACCGATTCCGCAATAATTGACTTACTAGGTGGTACAGCAAAAGTGGCAAGAATGTGCAAAATTGACAATGCTGCTGTTTCTAATTGGCGTGTGCGTGGTATTCCAGCCGATAAATATATGTTTTTGGGCGCAAGAATTGAAAAGGAAAGCAATGGCTTGGTAACTCGCCAAGACTTATTTCCTACTAACTTTTGGCTTATTTGGCCTGAGTTGTTAAAAAACAACACTTTTGGCAAACAGCATGAAATTGAGTAATATCACCATCTGTGCCATAGATTCAGTACAACCTGACAAAGCTAAAGCTGCCATAGAAAGAAGCAAACGCCACATAGAGTTTGGTGATGAATTGTTTATTGACCATGCCAGCATAAATAGTCGCCAAGCCTATAGCAAATTTATCCTTCAAGAATTGCATAAATACATCAATACGGATTTTGTTTTAATTGTCCAATGGGATGGGTGGGCAATTGATGCAAACGCCTGGCAGCCTCAATTTTTAGATTATGATTACATTGGTGCTGTATGGCCTTGGCATCCTGAAGGATTGCGTGTAGGTAATGGAGGGTTTTCCCTAAGAAGCAAGAAACTGTTGCAATTATGCGACACTCCAAAGTTCGTTTACAGCAATAAAAATGAAGATGATTTAATCTGTCATTTGAACCGAGATTACTTGGTTAGCAATGGAATTAAGTTTGCGCCAGAGGAATTAGCAAGGTATTTTTCTTATGAAAGAGAGCTGTCAAACTTGCAAACCTTTGGTTTTCATGGAGATTTTCACATGAGCAAATATTTGTAGTAGAATCACCTTCCTATTTCGAGGCTCTAACGACATACCAGGGAATAGGATTGCAAGCGCTACTGGGGGTAATGGATGAAACAGCGCAATATCGGTGGCGAAGCTAGTGCCGATTCCATGAACGACTGGTGGGTGGGCGATTCCTCAATGGGATAACTCTGAAGGCACACTTAGGTAGGCTAGGTGTGCTTAAACCTCTTGGGAGTGGTATTTAAACAACTAAGGATAAATACTAATAGACTCTTTAAAGACTATTGGGCAAACTACATTTACTCAATATCGAGTGACATTTAAGGGGAATTAAATGAAAGACTTTATCGGTAGTTGTTTATTAGGTGCATTATTTGGCGTAATGTTTGCCTATGGCGTACCAGCAAAAGCGCAAACTTATCCAGTAACTAGCCCACAAGGTTATAACATGGGTACTGTCCAAATAAACGGCAACACAGCACAGTTTGTAAACCCAATGGGTTATACCACTCAGACTGCTACAATATATCCTAACCAAGTCGTAATCACGACACCAAACGGTTACACACAAAGCGTTGTTGGTAATACAGGCTACACAGTACCGCCTAGTCCATCAACACCGAGCAGTCCTCGTGTTTTACAATGAGTTTTACAATTTATACGCATGATGGCATGAAAGAAATTCAATGGTTTTTTACCATTGATGACCTTTTAAAATCAATGTTGGCTAATCCTTTAAATAGGTATCATAGGAATGTTTGATGAATTCTGGTCTTTATATCCACGAAAAATTGCTAAAGCAACTGCAAGAAAAGCCTGGAGCAAGTTGTCAGCAGAGCAACAACTTATGGCTGCAAAAGCTATTGACACACATTGCCAATACTGGCGAGCAAAAGAAACCGAGTTAGAATTTATCCCACATCCTGCTACTTGGCTAAACCAAGAGCGATGGGAAGATGAATTAGTAATTGAACCTAAGAAACAAAAAGAATCTAAAGAATGGATGTTTAGTAATGAAGGAATTGAAGCTAAAGCTAGAGAGCTTGGAATTATGGGTAATGGTTACGACACCTATGCAAGCCTCAAAGCCAAATGTATGAAAAAGCTAGGCATGAGTGTGCAATAAGGTATTTGTGCTATTTACGACACAAAAAAGGTTTGACTTGGTTTCGTAATTACATAACAGAAAAACCAAAGTTGCATCAATATTTTGCAGATTATCAAGAACAATACGCATTAGGAAACAGGGGAGAATGGGGAAAATGGATATTGAAAAATGGATTGTTGCAGCAACAGGGCTTGGGTATTTAGTCGTTGGTCTAGCGCAATACTTTAAAGGTTCACCAAGCAATGCTTTTATTTGGCTTGGTTACGCAGCCGCACAAATTGGTTTATGGATGAACCTCAAATGAAAGACTATGACCCAAATGATGCGATTGATTTTATTTTCAAAACAGCGCCCTTATACGCAAAAGCGAAAGGTGAACTCGCTCAATTCGAGGCGTTTCGACACTCTCTCAAGGCTATTGAAATGTCTAAGTCAGAGGCAAATACTATTGGGGGCAAAGAGATGGATGCGTATAAATCGCAGCCTTACCAAGAGTTATGCGAGGCCATTGGATTGGCGACAGAAGAAGCAGAAGCGTTACGCTGGCAATTAGAAGCAGCTAAGATGAGGTTTGAGTTATACAGAACACAAGAAGCAAGTAACAGAAATATTGAAAGAATGACACGATGAAAGATTATTGCGAACCATACCTCAACATTCAAAGGCTACTTAAAGCCTACCATATAGCCACCCTTAAAGGTAACTTTGAGCGAGCCACTAAATTAGCCCATGAATTAGCTGATGAAACCATACAGCTTGAATTAGCTAGCGTAAGAGCATTGAAAGACCAATGGCTAAGTTAATGCGTAATATGTTTGCCACTCACACCGATTATGGCGATTTTAAAGGTGTGATTGAGTCAAACCCTGCATTTTTACCAAGCAATGTTGACGGCATAGCAGAGCGCAATGGTCACTTTCTAATTATGGAATGGAAGCGACCTGGCGAAAAAATGAGTGAAGGCCAAAAGATTTTATTAAAAGCGTTGGCAGCTACTCCAAAGTTTATGGTTGTTGTTATTATTGGTGATACTGATAACGGCACAAACATTCAAGAGTTTTGGCAATACACCATAGACGGCAAAGCATTTAAGTCTGGCGTAGGCTTTGGTTCATTCAAAGAGTTTTATAAATTATGGTACGAACTGGCTGATGGCTACAAAAAATGAAAAGAACGCTCTTAACAAGATTGCCGAACTCGGATGTATTCTATGTTCCACCAAGCTTGGGTTTGAAGGCACTCCGTCAGAACTCCATCATATCCGCAGGCATGGAGGTAAACGGTCTGCATCCCCTGTCATCCCATTATGCCCAGAACACCATAGGGGAAATAGTGGTGTTCACGGATTGGGTCACAAGAGTTTTGCAAATAAATGGGGGATTACCGAGGAGGAGTTGTTGGAGCGAGTCAATCAAAAACTTGGAAAGGTCAATGAGTGAATGACATTATTTTAGCTTTTGGTGTGCTAGTGATATTACTGCCTATAATAGCCGTATGGATAAGCCTACAATTCTAAAGGGTCAAACCCCAATTCAGACGAAATACGGAGCGCTCTATTACGAAACTCCTTATCGTGATGAGTCCATTTGCTCGTATTGTGACGGCTCATGTGTATACATTCATGGCACAAAACACGAATCACCGTATCAAGATGACCACACCGAGCAGAAGAAATAGTAATCGTATGCTCATGGTCACCACCATCATCGTATAAATAACTACCCATTACATCTGGGTCTTTGTCCACCATAAAGTTTATTTCTTCAGGCAAAGGCATAGCCCACCTGTCAAAAGGCTTCATACAGTAAATAGCGCTGTATAAGTTTTTAAGAATGGCTGGTGTGAGTTTCATACGCCATAAATCTTTCCACGAAACTCTACTTCATCTTCGCCCCATACTCTAACCATTTCAGGTTGAAGTAATTTTGAGCGCTCAAAGGTCAGCATAACAAACCCACTATTCCAGTCTTTAGGCGTGTCTTCTGTGTAATTAAATTGTGGGCCATTAGGGTCAGCTAATGTGCCTGTCTGAACGCCATAGCGTGTGCCGTTATAATCATTGTATGGAATACTAGACAATACATGAGTGTGTCCAGTAACCATTGAAACGCCTGAATTGACTGCGTTGTTTCTGCCGCCAGTCCAGCCACCTTTCCAGCGATGCTTGACGCATACATCTTCATTAATCCATACAGACCAACAAGGTTGCCATTTAGGAAAGTATTCTTTTAATGAAGTTCCTGGCACACCTTCAAAGGCTGGTAGAAAGTTGACTACATTTGAGGTAAAGCGCATATCGTGATTACCAAGAGGCCAAAACATTTTTGCGCCTTTGGCTACATCTTCAATTTGTCCCAAGAAATCCTGACACGCTTCTAATTCTTCTTTAACGCTGGGCAGTTTGTCAAAGTCCATGCGAGGATGGCGACTAATGCCAGCACCGTCAAAGGCATCACCATTACAGATAATGGCAGTAGGCTTATATTCTTTGATTGCTTCTAATAATGCTTTAAATGCGGTAGTAGTAATGTCAGGCCAAAAATGAGCATCAGAAAATACAATGACTCGCCCAGACTCTAAATCAAACCCTCTGCGAGTATGTCCCTCAGCTTGGGCTATTTTCTTGGTTATATCTACACGCTGGTCATTAAAAGTGGGTAATTCTATTTTTAACCTAGTTTCTATTGAGCGCCTGCGGTTATATACAGAACGCACATCCATGCTATGTTTTGATGCAAACTTTTGAGGGCTGCCAATGGTTTTCCATTCAGCTATAAATTCCTCGTCAGACAAATAATAACCAGCCATTAAATTCCCCTTATACTATAAGTTGCTAAACACTAACATATTATTATGGCATACGCAAAAAAAGTTGATAAAAATCAAGTAGCTGTGGTTAAAACACTACGAGATTATGGAGCGCAAGTATTTCATTTGCACACTCAAGGGGGCGGTATACCAGACCTTTTAGTTTGCTACAACGACCAAACCATTTTAATGGAAGTCAAAGATGGTGCAGATAAAAAGCTTACTCCGCAACAAATTACCCTTTTTGCCAATTGGCAAGGTGGCCCATTACACAGGGTAAATTCCGTGCAAGAAGCCATAGAAGTGCTAAAATTGTATGAACTTTAAAGGTGTCCTATGCAAGAAACTCAAAATGTCGCTATGTTCGCTGCTACTTTGTTACATAGCAGCACTAATACTCATTTCTTTCATTGGTCAACCAATTCTTACTCACAGCATAAAGCTCTGGGCAAAT